ACGAAAACCACCCTTAGACTAGGATCAAGAATTATAGGAAAGTGTATGATGGGATCAACATCAAATGCTTTAGATAAAGGTGGTAGAAACTTTAAAAGATTATACGATGACTCAAACGTCAACAAAAGAAATGCGAATGGACAAACAAGTTCGGGACTCTATTCTTTGTTCATTCCTATGGAATGGAATTACGAAGGATACATTGATTCTTACGGATTTCCTGTCTTCGACACACCTAAAAAACAAGTACAAGGACCTCACGGATTACCTATTAAAATAGGAGTATTAGAATACTGGAACAATGAAGTAGAAGGTCTTAAGGAAGATCAGGATGGTTTAAATGAGTTTTACAGACAGTTTCCACGTACAACTAAACATGCTTTTAGAGATGAGTCTAAAATGTCTTTATTTAATCTAACTAAAATATATCAACAGATAGATTATAATGAAGATGTAAGCAACATTAAAAGAGTTACTCAAGGTAATTTTCAATGGGAAAATGCAGAGAAAGATACTAGAGTTATATTTATGCCAAATAAAAATGGTAGATTCTATATAACCTGGGTACCACCAGCAAACTTACAAAACAAAAGATATATAAAAAATGGAGTTAATTATCCAGGTAACGAGCATTGTGGTGCTTTTGGATGTGATCCATATGATATATCAGGTACAGTTGATAAAAGAGGTTCTAACGGATCTTTACACGGCTTAACAAAATTTAGTATGGAAGAAGTTCCACCTAATCATTTCTTTCTAGAATATATCGCTCGTCCACAAACTGCTGAGATATTCTTTGAAGATGTATTAATGGCTTGCGTATTTTATGGTATGCCAATACTAGCAGAGAATAACAAACCTAGATTACTTTATTATTTCAAACGTAGAGGTTATAGAGGTTATGCAATGAATAGGCCAGATAAAAAAAGAAACAAACTATCGGTTACAGAAAGAGAGATTGGTGGAATACCTAACTCTAGTGAAGATATAAAACAAGCTCATGCGTCAGCTATTGAAACGTACATAGAAACTTACGTTGGTTTAAAAGAAACTGGTTATGGTGATGTATATTTTCAAAGAACATTAGAAGACTGGGCTCATTTTAATATAAATAATAGAACAACACATGATGCTTCTATTAGTTCCGGACTTGCGCTTATGGCTTGTAATAAACATAGATATGCACCTGTTAATAAACTGGAATTAAAAGCGGTTGATTTAGGTATAAAAAAATACGATAACAAAGGAACTACATCAAAAATTATTTAAATGAATATATATACTAACACCAATAGTGCTTTCCCTAGTCAAGTAGTGAGTGATGCTGAAAAAGCAAGTGAAGAGTACGGAAGTCAAGTTGCGATGGCTATTGAATACGAGTGGTTCCGTCAAGGAAGAAGCAGTGGTAATAGATACTTAACTAATTGGAATAATTTTAACCAATTAAGATTATACGCACGTGGTGAACAAAGTATACAAAAATACAAAGATGAGTTGTCTATTAATGGCGATTTGTCTTATCTTAATTTAGACTGGAAGCCAGTACCAATTTTATCTAAGTTTGTAGATATAGTTGTTAACGGTATATCATCAAAAAGCTACGATATAAAAGCTTATGCTCAAGATCCTGAATCAATAAAGAAAAGAACAGAGTACGCTTCTAAGTTACAAGAAGATATGATAGCTAAAGAATACTTAGACAATTTAAAAAATGTCTTAGGTTTAGATCTTTATCAATCACCAGATCCAAGCATATTACCAGAGTCATCTGAAGAGTTAGAACTTCACATGCAATTAAGTTATAAGCAATCAATTGAAATAGCTGAAGAAGAGGCTATAGCTTCTGTCATGGCTCAAAACAAATTTGATCTTATAAGACGTAGATTAAACATGGACTTAACCGTTTGTGGTATTGCTGCAACAAGAACTAATTTTAATACCGCTGAAGGTGTTACTATTGATTACGTTGACCCAGCTTATATGGTTTATTCTTATACTGAAGATCCAAACTTTGAAGATATATACTATGTTGGTGAATTAAAAGCTATAACTATACCTGAACTTAAAAAAGAGTTTCCACATATTAGCGAAAAAGAATTAAAAAGAATACAAGCAATGCCAGGTAACAGAGCTTATGTTACTGGTTGGGGAGATTATGACGAGAACACTGTTCAAGTTTTATACTTTGATTACAAAACTTATTCTAATCAAGTATTTAAAATAAAACAAACTGAGCAAGGATTAATGAAGGCTTTAGAAAAAGACGATACATTTGATCCGCCAGAAAGCGATAACTTTGAAAGAGTATCAAGATCTATTGAAGTATTATACACAGGTGCTAAAGTTTTAGGTACAGATACATTGTTAAAATGGGAACTAGCTGAGAACATGTCTAGACCTTATGCTGATACTACTAAAGTTAGAATGAACTATAATCTATGTGCGCCTAGAATATACAAAGGTAGAATAGAATCACTTATAAGCAAGTGTATTGGTTTTGCTGATATGATACAATTAACACATCTTAAACTACAACAGGTGTTATCTAGAATGGTTCCAGATGGTGTTTATTTAGATATGGATGGTTTAGCAGAAGTTGATTTAGGTAATGGTACAAATTATAATCCTGCAGAAGCATTAAACATGTATTTTCAAACAGGTTCTATTGTAGGTAGATCACTTACGCAAGACGGTGATATGAATGCTGGTAAAATACCAATACAAGAGCTTAACAGTTCTAGTGGTCAAGCTAAAATACAAAGTTTAATACAAACTTATCAATATTATTTACAAATGATAAGAGATGTAACAGGACTTAATGAAGCTCGTGATGGAACTACACCAGATAAACAAACTTTAGTAGGACTACAGAAAATGGCTGCCAACGCTTCTAATGTAGCTACTAGACACATAAAACAATCTAGCTTGTACTTAACATTGATGGTTGCTGAAAATATAGCATTAAAATTAGCAGACGCTTTACAGTTTCCGCTAACAGCCGCTTCATTAAAAAATTCTATATCTACTTACAACGTAAACACTTTGATGGAAGTTAGTAATTTAAACTTACATGACTTTGGTATATTTTTAGAATTAGAACCAGACGAAGAAGAACAAGCTCAACTAGAACAAAACATACAAGTAGCTTTACAATCTCAAGGAATAGATTTAGAGGACGCTATAGACTTAAGACAAATTAAAAATCTTAAATTAGCTAATCAAATGCTTAAAATAAAACGTAAGCAAAAAGGTAAGCAAGATCAAGCTAACCAGCAGGCTAATATAGCAGCTCAAGGGAAAGCTCAGTCTGATGCAGCTAAAGAAACTGCTATGGCAGAAGTACAAAAACAAGAAGCTATATCTGGATCACAAGTTCAATTTGAACAAGCTAAGTCTCAAATGCAAATAAGTCAGATGAATACTGCATGGCAACTTAAGCAACAAGAAATGCAATTACAGCATAAATTTGATATGGAATTAAAACAATCAGATTTAAAAGCAGTCAAAGAAAAAGAAGCTGCCATTGAAGACCGTAAAGACAAGCGTGTAAAAATGGAAGGATCACAACAAAGTCAAATGATAAGTCAAAGAGAAAACGATCTATTGCCTATTGATTTTGAATCAGAAGAAGCTGCACCAGCAGAGGCACCACAAGCTCCTGCGCAACCAGTTTAATTATTTAATTATTTAATTTTATTATATTATGTCAGAACAAACAAATCAACCTGTTAAACAGGAAGGAGACTTTAAAATAAAGTCTAAAAAGAAAACACCTAAAAAGTTAGGTAACAAAGAGCAAGAAATACATAAGGTAAATCTTAAAGAACCTTTAGTAGAAACGCAACCAGATGTCATAAAGATAACGGTTCCTAATCAAGCTCTAGAAAAACAAGAAGATAATGCCATTCAAATCGGAGAAACAGCGAAAGTACCTGTGGTTGAAACACCCAGAGATAGCGCAACGGTGGGAGAACCTTTACAAGAGTCCAACGAGACTACTGAAGGGTTTTCTGCGATTACCGAAATAGTTGAAGAAGAAGTAAAGCAAGTTACTAAAGAAGTAAAAGAAGCTTTACGTGATGAAAAAGTTTTAGGTAAAGAATTACCTGAAAACATTGAAAAACTAGTTAGTTTTATGAAAGAAACTGGTGGTACTATTGAAGATTACACAAGACTTAACGCTGATTATTCAGGTGTTAACGAAGATGCTCTATTAAAAGAGTACTATAAAAAAGCTAAACCTCATTTAAACGAGGAAGAAATAGGATTTATCATGGAAGACAATTTCGACTTTGATGAAGACTTGGACGAAGAGCGTGATGTCCGCAAAAAGAAACTCGCTAAAAAAGAAGAGGTTGCAAAAGCAAAAGAGCATTTAGAAGATCTAAAAGTTAAATACTACGAGGAAATCAAGTTGAGACCTGGTATAACTCAAGATCAACAAAAAGCTACAGACTTTTTCAATCGCTACAACAAAGATCAGGAGCTAGCTGAACAAAAGCATGATTTATTTAAACAAAGTACTAAAGATTTATTTAACGACGATTTCAAAGGTTTTGATATTAAAGTTGGGGATAAAAGATATAAGTACAACATACAAAATCGTGACAAAATTGCTGAAAACCAATCAAACATTAACAACCTTGTCGGGAAGTTCCTAGACTCAGATGGTAACGTTAATGATCCAAGTGGTTATCACAAAGCTATATATGCTGCTGACAACGTAGATAAGATCGCTTCTCATTTTTATGAGCAAGGAAAAGCTGATGCTGTAAAAGAAGTTGTAAACAGTTCAAAAAACTTAAGTGAATCTCAAGCGAGAAAAACTCAAGGTGATGTGTTTGTCAATGGATTTAAAGTTAAAGCAATAAGCGGTTCAGACTCTAATCAATTAAAGATTAAAAAAAGAAAATTTAACTAAAAAAATTAAAAATTATGGCTACATTAAGCCCACAATTCGGTAGTATTGTACCGTCGCCAATTCAACTTCCTAACCCAAACAATTATTTAGCGTTTGATGCAGGAGCAAATGATTTCGCGCAACAATATTTACCAGAAATTTACGAACAAGAAGTAGAGCGTTATGGAAACAGAACGTTATCTGGCTTTTTAAGAATGGTCGGAGCAGAGATGCCAATGACAAGTGATCAAGTAATTTGGTCAGAACAAAATAGATTACATATATCTTACGATAATTGTGGTATCGCTGCCGATCAAGGTGGTGGAGCTGCTAACAGTTCTATCGTAAAATTAGGTGGTGGTGCAACTGCTATTAACGTTATATCTGTTAATGATACTGTAGTTATGCTAGATCCTGTT